GCCCTTGTCAAGGCATATGACAGTGCTGCCGGCCCGCTGGTCGCTGCTGTTCCGTGGCGTGTGCTCGGTTTGGTCGCCGCTGCGTTGCTCTTAGGTTGGTGGAAGCCTTGGTCTAAGCCCCGCGATCTTGTGGCCGAGTTCGATGAGCGATGGTATCCTGTGTCGGACATGCCAATGCCGACTCCGGTGCTGGTGACGGACACAACCGTCGCCGTTGTGCCGCTCACGAATGTCGTGGTACCAGCCATGTCAGCTTTCGCGCCGCCCCCAGCGATATACGATCCTACCGTGCGTATGCCAGTCCCGTTAATGCTCACTGGGCCAGACGGCAACTTCGGTGCCGGGTACTACCGTGTGTTCGGCCATAATGCACCAATGTTCCGACCTGCTTCCTCTGCTGCTAATGTGCGTGCCGTGGTCGAACACCGCCTGGCCGTTGCGATCGACCATCCAGTCGTTGATGCCAATTTGTGGCGTTCGGTAGCCCTCATGTTGTCAACCCGCACTTTCGAGGAGCGTCTGGCGAAGTTCGTTGAAAAACACACACAAGAAAGCTTGTTGGCTTACGACTCGCTTGCGCCAATGTGGGTGCCTGACTGGCCCGAACCATTACTCGCGCAGCTTGAAGGAGCCCAATTGTGGGAGACATACCTCGCGCACATTGAGCCGGCGAAGAAACCCCGCATGCAGGAAGCGATGAAATGTGAGCTGCTCAGCCCGCTAGACACGGCAACGCCAAAACTGCTGAGCGTGCAAGTCAACGTCAAGAAAGATGAAGTCCTGCTCAAATATCGTCTGAACGACGGTGACAAGGGCTTTGTGCCCCGCCCGATCCATAACGTCGACCCTCAGGTCGCTGCGGTAGTCGGCCCGTTTATCTATGCTGCCACCGAGAAGCTTAAACTAATGTGGAACGCCAGATCTGTTTATCAACGCGAGGGTCTCGTCGTGTCGAAGCCTACTGGGCTGCGCATTTATGTGCAGTTCGGTGCCGGCATGACCGACGAGCAACTCGACGACTGGTTCAAGTTTGTCTTAGAAACAGAAGGTTGGCACATCATAACGGCTGGCGATGACTCCCTCGCGATCTTAAACCATAACGGGTGGTTGACGATCGTTGAAGGTGACGTCAGCAAATGCGACCATTCGGTGCGACAAGATGCTCTGCGATTTGAATATGCCGTTGCGCGATCTCTTGGCGTGCCCGCTCGCATCATTGCGTTGATGGCCAAGAACGCCAGTGCCACGTGCGTCGTCGCAGGTCACCGTGCGGATGGTGGCTCGATTAAGCTCCAGCGCGGGCCAGAACGCAACACCGGTGGCACTGATACCACCTTCGGCAACACAGTCGTCGTTATGGGACCTGTCCTGTATGCCGCCGCCACCATGCCCGCCGACCTCGGCCTTCCTGTCGATATGGCCGATGTGACGCGCCGTCACTTCGAAGAAACGTTCAAAGAAGCTGGTTTCGCGCTAAAGGCCCGCGTCACACGCGGCAAAGTGGCGGACCTAGGCGTGACTTTCTATCCGCCGTCTTTTCTTAAAGGCACATGGTGGCCAGTGTTGAACAACACGCGCTACGACTGGTCGTGGGGCCCGCTCATTTCCCGATTGTTGAAAATCTCCAAGCTCATGGAGAATCCCTGCAAGGTCTATAAGACCGCTGATTATGCGCTCGCCTGCAAACGGCACATGAGCGCTGTTCATCTTTCCCTACAGCCCTATACTTGGCCAGCAGAGCTCAAGTTGTGGTTGAAGGCCCGGTCCGATCCCGCCTGGACTGAGGCTACTGTGCTCGAGGAGTGGGCCCACCAAGTGCGCCCTACAGCCTCCAACAGTCGTCTTATCGTCCTGCGCGAAACGTGGGTCGACCAAGCCGCTGCTTGGTACGACGTGGAACCTACGATGGTTCGGAGCTTTCTCGAGCACCTGTGGGACGTGAAAGTTGGAACGTTCTCGTTTCATCCGATGTGGACACTAATGGCTGTCCGTGATTACAATTAAACAACAACATCTCAAGACGGGCGCCGGCCCACAAATATGCAGTCGTACTGCAGGCGCCCGACAAAGGACCATAGGCGGGATCGGACATTTCTGAGTTACAAATTTGTGACATACATCCGATTCCAATTGAAGAAAAGAAGATACTTCATCTTTATGGAAAATGAACCTAAATCAATTACCGTCATCACAAAATCCTCGAACCAAAAGCAGCGAAAATCTGGGGCAAACAGCAAAGGATCAGGCTCGAGAGCAGGCTCGGCAGGAAGCCAAGGAGGAACTACAAGAGTGGCTATTGTATCAAAGCCCGCTGTCGCACCTCAAGGCTCTCCAGCCGTTAAAGGACAACCCAAGAAGAACGCCCGCAAGCGAGCTGCGAGACGACCACTTGGCACTGGCCTATTCAGCGCCCAAGCGGAAGCCACGATCGCACAACTAATGATGCAGCTGGCCTTTCCTGATATCTATGACCCTCCTGTCTTGGGTATCAAAGGAGCTATTGAGACAGTTCCCCACAAATTGCGTTGGGAATTTATGGCTCCTTGGTCGTCTCTCACCGCTGGTATTGCTCAGCGCATACCGCCCAATGAGCTCTTTGCCATCGTTTTGACCAAACATTCGTGCTGCTCGCTGATTTACGCACAAGTCACCGGGGGCGTCACGCGCAACCGTGACTTCATCTCAGGTAACGGCAGCGCACCAGCCGTGAGAGTCGGCCAATGGATCAACCCTGCTTACCTCAACAGAGATACGCCGTCAGCCACGGGTATGACAGTGGAACCTGTCTTCCAAAGTGACGATCCTGATGAAGGCACGATGGTCTGGCTTGGCTCATCTGCCAGCATAGTCATTAGCTACACTGGTGCACCGCTCTTGGGTGCCAGTGGCTATTCTTTAGCCTATGTGCGGAGAATCGGCAATTACTTCGAGACGGGTATCAGCACATACACACCAGGATCTAGTGTGAGCATAGGAACCTGGTCGTTTGGCGCTCCGGGTTACTATTGTTTCATGCCTGTCATGCCAGTCAATTCGGCCGCCTGGCCGGGTATAGTGCCGGTGCAAGTGCGCATCACAGAAACATTCACGAACGGTGAATATGTCATTCAACACGAGCAGCTGCCAAGTAGTATCACTACGTCAGTCGAAAGCACTCGTATAAACGCTGCGCGCATCACGATGACGAACTTCTCAGGTCCCTTCAATGCCGAAGGCGGTGCTATATCTACGGAATTGAGCACATACGACCGATGGGACGAGATTCTCTATAGCGGAGGAAACCCAGCCTCGTCACCTTTCAGCATATTGATGAACATGCCAGATTCATACCCTATAGAAAATAGTCAGGGTATCTCTGGCGCCCCACACCCAGACCTTGACGCGGAACCTGTAGACAATCAGGCCGTCTCAGGAGTCACAATTGCAGGAGCCAATGTGATCAACACTCCACGGCTCTCTGACATTTGTGGCGGGCAAATGGTGGTCGTGCGCACAGGGTTGACCAACACTGCCGCGAGAGATGGGGTGTGGGCTGTCACGTGGGCCACCGAAAGTGAAAGTTCGAGTCAGTTGTGGAATCACCGCACGCCGGACTATCCACCGTTCATCACACAAGAAGCAGCAGACCGCTTCAAACGGTTCAGAACCATCAGTCATAATCCCGACCACTTCCGGAAAGGAATTGCTGCCCTGCGCCAGATAGCCAATACTGGCGAAAAAGTGGGTAACGCCTTGATTGACACAGGCGTTGGTGCGCCACTCGGAGGCGCCATCACAGCAGGGTCGAGGTTTTTGAAGAAGATCTTCTAATGGGTCTACCTCAAACGAGCGCGATGAGGGGTGCTGGGCACACGTTGTCTTGAAATGCACTCCAACATACAAATTATACTCTCAAGTTCCAATTGTGTTAGGTTGACGACACCGCGCTAAACTAGATAAGCCGACAATACAGAAGCGTGTCGGCGGAGTACTGCCGTTGCGGCAGATGAACTGTCATCGTCGGAATCTTCCATTGATCTCCCGGCCTGACAGGCCATCTATCGTTTGAGCCAACCAACCTGTAGCGAGACAGCACGTCTGTCGAGGGGTCGCAACCCTCCTTTCGCAGCGCTGCCCGGAAGTCACGACCCCGGCAGGCCTAGCGGTAAATCCCCCACACCGCAACCAACG